TATTCATCTTATCGTGTGTAGCAATAGGTGGTTTATAAGCCAATTGTTGTAACTTTTGACCAGAAATAAGTGTATTAGAAGAACCTAAAAACTCAGTTTCAAACTCCTGTCTGAACTGTCTTTCAGATGTATTCTTAATCGTTTCTTCTTTCCAATCTTCATCACGACCTGGTACCATTGACCAATGAACTTCAAATGGTTTATAATTATTGTTTTTGTTGACAGCATCAGTCCAAATCTTGTAAAATAGGTTCATGCCGTTAGGTGTAGAAACAATAATAATCTTTGTTTTAGTACCAGCAGTAATAACAGGATAAACTGAAGTAAAGAATTCTGTGGCAATATTAGATGGTACGAAAGCAAACTCGTCTAAGAATACAATGTTAAACGAACCAGAACGAGCCGCTGAACTTGATGTTGAAGATGCCACAATAATAGAACCATTTTCTAATTCTACACGACCTTTGTTCCACTCAACCACACCTTGTTGTAACCACATAGGTAAATTTTCATACGCTAACTGTAACTTACTTAAAATACCACGAGCAGTTTCACCTCGGTTAGCAAGAACGGCTACTGATTGTGAATCTTGAAATAGTATTGTCCAAAGAAGATAGGCGACTGTTGTGGTGGTTTTACCAACCTGACGAGGACATTTCATGATAGTAAAACGATTCTCATGGAACGTCTTAATCATTTCTTCCTGAAAGTCATACATTTTAAATTCAGTTATACCTTCATCCAGCGTAATAATTTTAATGTATTTGGCAAAATAGATAGGGTCGTTTCTACATTTAATGTATTCTTCTACTTGCTCTTGACTGAAATTGACTTGAACACCAACCCGCTTGAGTAGGGGGTTGTCACGGTATGATTCTTTTTTTTGTATTGCCATTATGTTTTATTTTTTAGTAACTTATTCAACTCAGAAGTGGAACCAACAAAGATGGCTTTATCAATATTTGTGGTAGTAGTTTCTTTTTTAACACCAGAGATTTCTCTCATCTCTTTTTGAATCTTTAGAAGTCTATCATTAGCTTCTGTCATGTTTTTTAATAATGTGGCATATACCTCAAAGGCTCTTGGATGCTGACCAGCTTTGGCAATCTCCAATATTTCATACATAGCTTCTTGGCCTTGGTCAATGATACCTTGAAGATTTTCTTTAGATTGTTGGTAAGCATCCGTTAAATCGGATTCAATATCAGGTTGTTTATAATGTGTAGTCAGAGATGTTTTCTTTGGAGTTTCTTCCATTTTTTCACCTATAGGTTCTACATCAAAAACTTCACTCAAACTTTTATCAATATTATTCATAGTATTTTAAATTAATTAATTCCAAATCCAGTCATAAACCAAGTGTTTGCTTTAACCATCGTTAAAGTTGCCACGCCATAAGGATTAACATTATGGCTGCCAGACAATGTATTACCAGCAGTAAATAAAGAAACGTTTACATTTGGTGTTACTGTTACGTTTGCTAATGCAGCAGTATTTTGAGAATAAATCATAATTGTAGTACCATTTGCAAATGATACATTAGATGTCCATGGTAAATAAAGAATTACGTTTGCTGAATGTGTGTAATAAAAATATTTTCCAGCATCAGAACTCTGTAATGTATAAGTTGTACTTTGAGCTGATTGAGTACGTCCATTAGAAACATTGTTTGCGGTATTAAATGCTGCCTGAGCTAATATGTTTGCTGAATTAGCTTGTGTGAAAGCAGACTGCGCTAAAACGTTTGCTAAATTTGCTTTAGAAAAACCAGCTTCTGCTGTTGTGTTAGCTACGTTTGCTTTTGCAAATCCAACCTCTGCTGATGTTCTTTGAATTGTGTTATCAGGAAATGTTATTGATCCATCTGTATTAAAATTCCATACTGATGTAACTACACCACCAGTATTTGCTACTAATTGTATAAATGTATTTGCATATATTTGTGCAATACTTGAACCGTAGGCAGTAAAACCAGAAAGGTCACTAATAGCATTTGATGTAAGTGTTATTTGATTTTGTGCAACATTTCCTAATATTGAACCACCACCGCTAAATTTTAAATTTTGAGTAGTTACGTTAGCAAATGTTGGTGTTCCATTCGTTCTTAAATTCTGTGGACTATTGATATAAAGAATGCTACCTGTAGTACCTACAATATCAATACCAGTATTACTACCAAAATATAAAGAACCTAAAGGTGCAACCGCAAAACTATTGGTACCAATAAAAATGTTTGGAGAATCATTAGCACGACCATAAGCAGACTGTGCCAATATGTTTGCTGAATTTGCTTTAGTAAACGCTGAGATTGCTGTATTACTGGCAGTATTAGATTTATTGAATGCAGCCTGTGTTAATAATAAATCTGAATTAGCATATGCTGAAAATGCGTTAATTGTATTTGCTACATATGATTCTGTAGCTAAACGAGTACCACCTACCTTTGAACCATTGTGTACCGTAATAGTTTGATTGGTTAAATCAATGATTAACTCACCATTGGCACCCGTAGTAGATGCAACAGTAGTATTGGCGTATCGTTTAAATTGTAGCGTTCTTGACATTTTAGTTTCCTGATAAATCTATTGTTATTCCCGTTTCTGTAGAAACGTCATCTCGTCCTAAAACAACCATTAAATCACCTGAGAAATTATTTGTGTTCACTACATTATTACTTGTATTTGGTGTTTCATTAATAATGGTACTGTATGAATATAAACTATTTGCTCTTGCATCTGTTGGCTCAGTAAATACAATTACTTGAGCATTTGTTACTGGCATTATTTTATAAGAATTGAATGTATAACTTGCGTTTGTTATTGCGCCAATAATTGATTCAGAAGATATAAAATTACCATTAATATTCTTTAATGTTAATTCACTATTTATAGGTGACCAACTGACTACTGTTCCTGACGCTGTTGGCATTGTAGAAGTGTAACCTTGGTAAGCAAGTTCTCCTTCTTGATATGTTCCAACTCCAGGGTTATTCATATTTAATACCAATACAACAGAATCGTTATGGTGGTCAATATCATTTAATATATTAGTAATTGTTGTACCAATAATTTTTGGTGTATCTGTTTGACCAAAGATGAAACCTTTAACTATAAAGTCTAATGTCCAAACAATTGTTCTCGTATCTGAATCTCTTAAGCCTTCATATGTAATGTCAAAATTGGTCGTATTTAATAAAATAGGAACTTCTTTAATAATACCTAATTCAGGTACCATATTAATTTTGATTGTATAATCTGGTGTAAAATATGGTAAAATATGTTCAACAATTTGATGAGCATCTTCAATATTTCTGGTATACAAATATAAAGAATAATTAAAATTGTATGGTACTGGATTATATTGTGATTTTACTCCAGCGTCCGTATTTAAAAAATTTTTAATGTTTGTATTTTGTTTTCTTGAAGCATCATAACTCATACCAGTTAACTCAAACGACATTCTAGGTAAAGTCATTTGAACTTTTTTATCTAAGTTATAATCTGATTGAAGTCTTTGAACGTATAATTCTTTGGCTGCATAAGCAATAGGAACAATAAATCTCTCTGCTTCTGTTCCATCAGGATTATATCGAACTAAGGTAATATCATCAAATAGATTACCAAAACCTAAAGTGAGTTTACGAATAATTTGATTATATGTAATGTTGGCCATTAAATGGATCCAAATGGGTTAGATTCTGTTCTAATTAAAACTGAATTCGCTGAAGTGGCAATATATGAGTTATCAAAATTCTCATTAGTTGGAGCAGTTGATAATGGATTAAATGTTGACAAGTAATATTGAGAATTACTTGAAGCACCAATAATTAAACCACCATCAAGAAATTCACCAGCAATATTGTGTATTACTAATGAATTAGTGGATGGTGTCCATGATTGAACATAAGCTTGTGCTGTTGCATTAAGTGGATTATTATCAGGTGATTGATAAACAATTTCATTACCTAAGAATGAACCTGTACCTTGTGCTGTAATTAATGT